CTCGTATACTTACAATAACATCTACTGTACCACTGTGATTATTATACAAATTTACATTTTTTACAATAGCTTGTGTTGCTGTTGGGCACGTATATATTATGGTATCTGATGTTCCTGATACTACTGTTGCTACATTTTGAAACGAATTTGCCATATTTTAACTCATAAACCAAGAAACTGACCTAGATCCATCTAAGCTTTCTACTTCTTGAGGAAACTCTTTTTTAGTCAAAGCAGTCTCTATATCTCGTAATATTCTTTGAAATGTTATTACATCATACTCATCTGGAGCATCTGCAAAACTTTGTTCTAACAATTTAGCCATTACCTTCTCCCATCTTTTCTAAGATCTAATCGTAAATCTCCAAGTGTCCACGCAACATCTGCGGTATTACTTTCTATTCGAACTACTGCCTGTCTTGTTCTAGCTCGTAAGAAAGATTGGTCAGTGCTAGAAGTAACAGTGTTGGTAGAGTTTGTTGTTAAACTTTGACCAGGAAAATTTCTAGTTTTAATAATATATTGTACAGATGCATCAGAACTATTTAACGATACGTCTGGTATCAATCTGTTTAAAAACATAAATTCATTGCCATCACCTAAATCAAAATCTGCTGATTCTATAAAACTTGTCATAGCAGAACCATCATCATTATTTCCTGTTTCGTGCGTATAAACAAATTGTGTTCCACTCACAGAACCTGTAGCTCTTGGATTATCGTGTATACCATAATCAACCCAAGCAGTTCTTACTAAACTTCCAATATCCCAAGTATTTTCTGTGTAGTTATATTTTACATAACGATTTATTTCTGTTGAGTCACCTGATACATAAAACCAAAATACTTCATCAAACATTCTATTTGATGCGGCAAAAAATTTAAAACTTTGTTGTAAATTAATATCATCAAAAACATGACGTAATACGGTACAAGGTATAACTTGTAGTTTACCAGTGTATGCATAAAAATTTTCTCTGTCCATCCAGAACACTCTATCTCCAACAGTCGTAATAGCGTTTGGACCTACAATAGAAACATTACCCGCAAGTAATGTAAAACTAAAAGTAAATGGTGGCCCTACAAAACGCATAGCGTGTAAGTTAGCATCTGTTAATATTAGTATTTCTTGTCTGGTTTTTCTTGCCGTAATAATTTCTGAACCAGAAGATATTCTTTGACCACCTGCGGTATTGGTAGCAGTAGGTGTCCAATCAAAAGGGTCTTCTTGATCTGACCAACGAACTTGTAATAAGTCTTGCTCTGTTTCTCCTCGAGGGTTAGACGCTAAAGCTATAACGTGTCTGTCAGAAGGAGATACCATAATCTTTCTTACAATAGTAGGACAATCAGAAGCACCTGTTTGTGAGGCTAAACTAGAACCCCTTGTAGAAGTACCAAGTGTTTTATCCCAATAATACGGTGTACCATCAAACACGTTAAATATTAAATCTTCACCCCAGTTATCTTGAGACCACAAACGTATGTTTTGTCCAGTAGACGCAGTAGTTAAAGAACTCTCACCCCATCCAATAAAATCATTTGCTTCTTTAACAGATACACCAGTGCTATGTGCTACAGCAGTTGTACCTCTTGCTCCTCTAGCAACTCCTGCATCAAGCGTATTTGTAGACTTACCTGTGTATAAAATTAATTCATCTTCTATTAATATTAGTCCTACAAAAGTAACGGTATCGGTACTACTGTGTGCTGCTATGGTAGAGCCATCAGAAGCTCTTGTTAAAGAACCAAATGTATTTCCTGTTTTTGTTGCATATCGTATAAACTCACTGTTTATTTTTATAGTGCCTTTAGATGGAAAAGAAGAAGCGTCTGCTACGGTAACACTTGTACTGTACACATCTAAATCAGAACTTAATGTAGTAGATGCAGTTTCAAAATTAGAAGCACTAGTTAAAGGTATAGAAGTAACAGAATTATTAATACCTGTAGACAATGTCGTTGCAGAATAAGTAGAAGTAGTACCACTCCAAAAACCTGCACCCCAACCTGTTCCTGATATAACAGTTCCAAGACCTGTATTAATTTGATATTGCGCTAGTACAGAAGAACCACCACCTGCGGTAGATCCAGAAGAAGCACTACCTGTTGTGGTTATTACGTAAGAGTTTGAATCTATAACTTGTACAATTCGATGTTCTTTATTTATCTGTGCAGTAGTTATTCCATCAACAGCAGTTGCTCCACTGTAAGTAACATAATCATTTACAACGGCACCATGACTTGCGTGTGTAACCGTTAAATTACTTGTTCCTGAACTACCAGTATAAAATGGATTAGCTCCTAAAGTAACAGTAGATCGAATAGGTGTAATGTCGTTATACCCACCACCTTGTTCTATATAAAATTTTGCTTCGGTTCCTAAACCCATATATTTAGAACCATCTAAAGCTGCCCAGACGTGTAGTGATCTACCAGTCCCCTCATAAGTATTACTACTTAATCGAGACCAACCACCCATTTTTTCAGGACGACCTTTTCTAAATCGTATTAGATTTGAATCAAACCATCCAAATTCATTGGCATAAGATGTAGTTTCTTTATTAACTCCTGCCTTAAAAGGTATTTTTTTTAAAGGCATACCTAATCACTCTTTCTCGGTCTGCCTCTTTTTTTCTTAGGCTTACACTCGCAAAGTTTGCCAAATAATCTTTTTTTAATTTTATCGTATATACGTTTCAACTGTGCTATCACTTGTCCACCTATTCATTCTGTTTACAGTCTTTACTGTGCCATCACTATTCATTTCATCAACATAGAGTGCTTTAAAAGCATCCATATCACTTGCGTTAGTTATAGCAGTAACAATATCATCAGCATCTTTTTGTATTGCTGCAACATACGTTTTTACTGCATCTGGTATAGCTTTTGAACTATCGTAAGTAGCACGTTCTACTAACCAACTAAATTTACTTATTAATTGATGAGCTGTTAAGTTTGTTTGTTCTTTAGCTATTGTTTTTACACCAATATTCATCATTTTAGTTCCCTCAGGATTAAGAATATTATTACCAGCTTCATCTTTAGCTTCACTATCATCAAGAGGTCTATCTGTTAAAGTATATTTTGTTGTTACTTTTTTATCGCTAGAACTAAATGTATATGTAGCTTCAGAAGTTAATTGAAATCTATCATCACCTTTTGTACCACTATCTTCTACAGTATAAATTCCTATTGCATTAAGTTCATCCCAACTCCAAGCACCAAAGATAGTTCTCGGATGCCTTACATCATTTATAGTTAAGCTACGAGCAACCTTAATTATCTCTGTAACTTTTCCATCTCCATCTACTAATGCCCACATTTTATAATCTCCTTTTGTTAAAATCCGTTACTATACTTCGCTGGGACATCTCCCCACGCAGCATAAATATAAGTTTTACTACTTGCATCTAAATTTGAATTATTATTTCTATGTTTAAAACCATTTCCTAATATTTGAACATCATAGTTACCACTAAAAGCAGCATTGGTATCTAACCAACCACCAGAAAATGTTGATTTATTAAATTCTTGATGGTGTGTACTAAAATTAGCCCACCCATATGTTGATGATGCTTCACTTGATTTTTTAATTATTAGCCATTTTGGGCGAAAACCCAAATCAATGTATCTGCCGTTTTGAGAACCTGAGCCTTCGTATGAACCAAAGGAACTATACCCAGCAACTGAGTGCCACGCATAACAAACATAATTTGAACTACCATTTGTATTATCATTCGTTCCTAAACCTATTGTAGTGCTAGTTGGTTCAGTATCATTCCAACGATTTGAATTTGTTTCTGCTGTAGCGACATTATTTAAAACTAAATATTTTGTAGCACCTAAATCTGTATGATACACATTCCAACTTTCACCTCTATCTCTATCTTTTACCCAAAAAAACTCTGGCTTCTGTGTTAACCCATGTGCGATTGTAGCATTACTTCCAGTTCCTGTGTATGTAATTACACTAAACCCAGCCTTAGTATTCGCAGATATTCTGGTAGCTGGAATAGTGCCTGCAAGAGCAGAACTTGAATTTGAACCATCTATTTTAACAGAACCAGCTGTGGGTACATTACCAGCACCAGCAGAATTATCTGCCGAAGGTTCTCCTCCACCTTTCCACAACCACATTTGATAGGTTACACCTGTACTATTTAACCAAGTACCACTAGATATTCCTATAGATGTATCACCTATAGATGTAATATTGCTTTGAGGAAAAGTTGCTTCTGCTATATAATCATCTGTTTTTAAATATTTATTTCCAGTAAAACCTCCTCTGCAAGAATCTATTACATACCAATTCTGAGCAGAATTAGTAAGTCTTATAATCATTAAATCTGGTCGAAGAGATGTAGTGATTGTTCTATTACTTAAATTACCAGCATAGCTTGAATTAGAAAATTGTTTGTCTGGATAATCGTCATCTGTAAGATTAGGGTCTATGTCTGCACTAACACTTTTGTTCTTGCTGCAACACGCAAGAAAGTCAGCAGGAACTGAGTAATAAAATTCACCTAAGCCGTTTGAGTCTGTGTTTGTTTGAGCGGTCAAATCTCCAGAAAAAGTACTGTCCTGTCCGAAATTGGCTCTACTCTCTGCTGTGTTTGTACCACCACCACTACCCAACCAAGGATATAATCTACCAGTAGAAGGTATAGTATAAGTAGAACTAAAGCTACCAGCATTTAATGCCCAACTAATAGTATGGTTAACTCTATCAACTTTTACTCTTATATTAGCTGGTAGGTCTGATTGTCTAAATTGACCAGGACCAGAACCTGAACTACTGCTACTATTTAAATATACATTATTATCATAATTTTCAAAACCATATGAACCACCACTAGCAACTGCACCACCACCTCTATTGCCACTTAAATCAGTTGTATCTTTACATACTCCTATATAAAGCTGGTCATTTGTGCCACCAAAACTTTTTGCTCTAACTTCCCAATAATATTTTTTACCAATCTCTAAATTATAGTTACCTATAAAACCTCTGTTATTAGTTGTAATAGAAAAACTTGTTCCACCTTCTATTGAGGCTACATCATTATTACCTTGTTTATGACCATTAAATCCTGCAAAATTTGAATTAGCTGCCATTCTTAACTCCCATCATTGGTTGGTGTATCGATTACTTGGTGATCGGCATTTATGTTTGGAGTTGTAGTTGCACTATTACTGTTACCACTACTATCCAATCCTAAATTACTAGAATCTGCATATTTGAACCAAAGTCCTTCTGAACCAAAAGTTGAATTTATATAGCTAGAATCTGTTGGGTCTCGAGCTACCCAAACCCCATTTTTTAAATATCCGTAATTAGCTATAGTATCACCAGTAATACTATGTCTAATAATTGTTTCTGCTACAACTAATTGACATCCAAGACTGTTACCTTCACTATGGTTATGAGCACCATAAAACAAACCATAATAGTGAGAGCCATATGCTTGACCTACACCAAATTCTATATTTGCGTTTTGTGAATATACTGAACCTATATTAATATCTAATAAAACACCATTTCTATACACTTTTACTCTATCAGATTGTGTGCCTTGTGTAGTATCAAAAATCATACACAAATGCCACCAATTATTTCTGTCTGTAAATTTTTCTGTTCCTACAACATTTGATGAACCTCTATACTGAATTACATCTTGGTTGTCAGCACCAGAACCATAAGAAAAACATAAATTTGCTCCTTGGTTATTAGCAATATTTGACACAAACATTTGATAAAAAGTACCACCATCTATTGGTCCTATTTCATCAGTTACTAATAATTTTTTAATCCATGTGCTAAAAGTCCATCTCGTACAACTACTTGTATTAGGGTAAACCTGACCACTCCAACCAAAACCACCACCATTTGTTCCACTACTTGTTGTAGGACTTCTAGGTATTTTACAACCAAAAGGTATTTGATAGTCATAAAATGAACTTGCTCCACTTGAACCTGGATTTTGAAAAAATTCACCTTTTACTGGCATTAGTTATATCTCCTAGGCAAACGCAAGTTGAGGTGCTCCGAGTAATATATTATCGGCAGCTTGAACAAAATATGGTATAATGTCTACTGCGTTAGCAGCAGTGCTTATTGTCAATCCTGCTGCACCAGCAGTTTCATAATCTGTGCCCAAACTTAAAGTTCTACTACCAGTGCCATCTTGAATAAATACTATGATACCAGATTGTCCTACTGACTCAGTAGTTGGGTTAGCTAGTGTAACATTACCTGTAGCTGTCAACACAAAGTTAGAATAGGTATCAAAGTCTAAAGTGACACTACCAGTTTGAGAGCCAGCAGTTTGTGTGCTACCTGCTGCTCCTGCACCCATAATTAGTTTACCTTTAGCCGACATATCAAATGTTGCAGGTGTAACAGTAGAACCACCATCGTTACCTTTTATTAATAAATCTTTATCAGATACTTTAGTTTCTAAAATAACATCGCTAGAACTATTATGTATTCTAGCCATTTCGGTGCCATCATCTTCATAAATAATACCACTAGCAGCAGTGCCTGCATCTAAGGTTATACCTCCTGCTGATTCAATATTAATACTATCTACAGCAGTACCATCTGCTACAAGATCTAAGTCTCCGTCTGCATTTGAATGTACATAAGTACCTGTATCATTAAAAGTTAATTTATTGGTGCCGTTTAAAGTTAAACCAGTACCATCCGTGTGAGTAAGAGTTGTATCAGTATCTGCCCCAAAACCTAATATAGAACCATCTGTAATTAAAGTTAAATCATCACCAACTGTAACATCCGCATTAAAAATTGCTTTACCTTCTTCACTACCATCTAATGTTAAAAAAGTAGTATCAGATGCTCCATCAGTACCTTTAAATATTATGTCTGTGTCACTACCTTGCGCATCAACAGTTATATTTCCAGTTGTGGTAGCTAGTGTTACTGCCGCATCTCCTGTTGTTAAATCGTCTGCGGCTAATGCGTTAGCAACAAATAAATCAGAAACAGATATAACTTCGTCACTTCCATCACAATAAACCATATTTGATTTTGTAGTTGGTATAGTTACTGTAGCTGCTCCAGAGCCTTGTGCCATAATAATACTGTAACCACCACTAGTAGCATTTTGAAAAACAAAATAAGAAGTAGTAGTGGTAGGAGCTATAGTTATTGTACAGTTTTGACTTAATGTCCCTGTAAATTTTATAATTCTATACATACCATCTTGAACATTATTGCCTCCATCACTTGGAGAACCTGCTCTAACAGTAAGTGTTGCTGTAGATGCATCAGATAAAGCAACTGATTTATAAGAAGCTATTCTATCTAAAATATCTATATTGTAATTTGTTGTTGTACCCCAGGATCCTGACTGCTCACCTGTGGCTATTTTTTCTATTCCAAAACTTGTTGTAAACGACGATGCCATAATTTTCCTCCTATGCGGCTATTTCTACCCAATTTGGGGTTTGTGTTGTATCGATCTTTGACCACATGGTTGCAGTGCTTACTTGTGAGCTTGCACTAACTCCAGTTACTATTACTAACCCAGCTATACCCACATTTGCAATATGGGATGTAGCGGATACGCCAGTTACTGTCACATTAATACCTGCTCCTTCTACTATTGTTTCACTACCTGTGGCACTTGCAGCAACTACTCCTGTTGCTGATACAGTAATACCTGTTCCTTCTACTACTGATTCGCTTCCTGTTGAGCCTGCGGCTTGAACACCAGTAACACCATGTCCTAATCCTACATCTATGGTTCCCATAACACTTGCGGCTTGAACTCCTGTAGCAAAAATAAGAGCTTGTGGTATTACGATGTCATTAATAGCACTTGCGGCTTGAACTCCTGCACTAATTCCTACTGTTATGCCTCCACCTTCTTGTATAGAGACATTAGATATGGTGCTTGCGGCTTGAACACCTGTTTCACTAACTGTGATACCAGTGCCTTCGACAACGGTGCCAAAAATAGGTGCACCCCATCCACCACTACTCCAAGTAGATCTCCCCCATCCTTGATTACCTATGTCAGTAGTTGCAGATACTCCTGTTGCACTTACGGTTATGTTTTGGACAGGAATAATAGTTGCGCTACTAATTGCAGAACTAGCAGATACTCCTGTTACAGAAGTGCTTACTGCAAAAGTGCCTTCACCCCAAGGACCAGCATTCCATGTTGATCTCCCCCACCCAGATACTATTGTTCCTTCCGTTGTTGCTGTGCCACCCATACCAGGGTGTTGAGTACAATAATAATAAAGGTCTGGAGCTGATGCAGCTACTGTAATTTCTGTATAAGCTCCTGAATTACCTGGAACACCTGAAGTAGTTACACCTGTGGTGTATTCAGAACCACTATTGTGAGTTCCATCAGATGTCGTTGAAAACCGTAAAGGATGATTACTGTTAGAATTATCAGACTGATCAAACCTATAGGTGGCTCCTTCAAATAAATTTAAATTGGCTTGTTGTACGCCATTTATAAAGTATTTGTTGCCACCACCAGTACTTACGACTGTTACAGTGTAAGTAAAATGCGACATATTATGCTATTCTAATCACTGCGTTATTTGCATCGTTAGCTGGATATTGAATAGTAAAATCTCCAGAACTAGAAGATTTATT